AAATTGGCTTCTGCTCAAGCCATTCGGCGTCGTATATCGTATCACAGGACCATTGCCACTGGTATTAACACCGCTAATGTATTTAGTGGGTATATCAGTCAGATCTGCACTGGTCTGGGCCGTAGCATACGGCGACATGCTGACGGAGAAGTTCGTCCTCACAGTACTAGTTTATTCGGTACGTTGGGGGAATACTTTCATCTTGGTCATGGCGGACCTAGAGGATGGCTCGAACGAAGTGTTCGGGGAGAATTTCACCATAGCGTGGGAACTCCTACTATTGCTCGTCCCAGTTGTAATCATAGTACGCATTCTACTGTGGTTACTCCGAAAGCTTTTCCGCTAAAATTTACGACCATATGCGCTCATGGGACTGAGTTACTCCCGTTTGCAGCATGGAAGAATGCAAAAGTGACTCCCCTGAATCTCTCAAACTGGAAAGTGATGAAGAAATGTAAAGACTCTGAATATGTTCAGGCTTTTGACATTCCATTTAATCAGGACCCGGTTTTTGTGATGAGGAATTGTCACCACAATGACATAGTCGCACTACACAATCGTTATCTCAAAGACACACCGAAAGTGTCTTGCAATCTCAAGATTGTGAAACAGTTGACAGACGAATTCATTGGGCTGATTTTGCCTCATTTCTCAGGAAAAATCTCAGCTTCAGAGTTCCTATCTGAAAAGAAAGGAGCGTTAGGTGTTAGGTATTCTGAAGCCACAAAGAATCTCATAGAACAGGGCTTTGACTTGAATAAACACAATGACATCAAAATGTTTATCAAGAATGAGAAGTACTCTGAGTTAAAACCACCTAGGGCAATCATGGGTAGAAATCCAATGTTTAATATAGCATATGGTCAGTATACAGTTCCTATAGAGCATGCCATGATGCAATTACCACAATTCACGAAAGGTCGCAATTTTCTCGAAAGAGGAGAATGTTTTGAAAATCTGACTGGTGAATGGTATTTAGAGAATGATTATTCAAAATATGAATCATCTCAACGTCTGATCATCTTGGACACAATTGAGAAGAGGATTTTTAGAGCTCTCTACCCAGGTGATGCCTTCATAATGGACCTTTATGAGTCTAAATTGATGAAGAAGGGGATGACTTCGAATGGTGTGAAGTTCAAATTTATAGGGTGCCGCGGTTCTGGTGATATGGACACTGGATTATTCAACTCCATTTTAAATTGGATAGCCTGCCGGTATTTTGAAATTCACAATAATTTTCCTTGGAGTGGAAAATTTATCGTCGATGGAGACGATGGAGTTATAAAGTCACCCCGTGGCGTGGAGTGTTTTTTAAACACTTTTGAACATTTTGGATTTGAGGCCAAATTAGAATTAAGGAAAGATTATCATGATGTGAACTTTTGCAGCTCAAAGTTTGTTCAGACCACACCTGGTGTTTACTATCAGGTGCAGGATTTGAATAAGCTATTATCTCAATGCAAGTTTATGATCAACTCTGCTTTCTTAGAGTCACTTGTTGACTACTATTCTAGTTTAGGTTTTATGTATAGTGTATTATATCCAAATTTTCCTGTGTACTCTGCTTTCAGCCAATACCTACAAAGTTGCGGTTTTGAATATTTTAAGAGAGACATGGTCGAGAAAGTTCATTATGGTGCCTCTCAGGCATTCACTGCCTCAAAAGATCTGAAACTCCAAATAGATCCTCAGTTATTGCGTGCTGAGATAGCTCTTTGTTTTAACATACCTCACCAAGAGCAACGCAAAATGGAAAACTGGTTTTTGAGCAACAAATTAGATTTTCCACCAGAGTATTCAAAACCATATAGCCCAAAAATAAGAAAATTGAAGCTAGAATATTCTGAGGATGTCATAAATAGGATGTTTGATGGATACGTTCGTCCATGTAAAATATCTAGAGATTACGACAAACTGTAATCATTGTCTCGGGCTAAAGAGACAATTTTATGACACTATAAAATCGCCATGCACTTTGTGCAACCAGG